GACGAGCCTCCATAACTATTCAGCGCCCCCGCATATGTCGTCGATAGTCCTTTTGCACCGTTAAGCCATACGTCAACTGCATTGCTAGATGCTACGGATGCAGACACCACGCACAGATTATCGACGGTTGCAGCAGGTATGCCAGAAGTGGTGCCAATGTCGGCTATCTGTGAATCTGAGCAGTTTACCTGCCCTGCGGTAGTTAGTCCCATCTGAAAACAACTCATGCCTACAGTGAATAGACCGCGCCGGGCTAGGTTGCCGGTTAGCAATGTCGGCACACATAACGTGCAGATTGTGAAGCCGCGATTCTTGCCCCACGGAGGAAATGAGCCAAGTGATCCGATACGCACAACCGTGCCTGGATTTGCTCCGTCCAACTTTGCGGCCATACCGTATTTGCATGGAGCAAAGTATGCCGCCGTGCCATTAGCCCACAGTCCATCGTAAGCACGGCCTGTAACCGACTTCAGCGTGCCATTCAACAGCCACCCGTCAACCAGCATCTGCCCGAACCTATTGCTAGTGTCTACGCGGCAGCGCGACAGCGGGCTCTGATATGGCACCATCAGCCGCGGCTCTCTCACCATCCGTGGCTCGTAGAACGTCGGCGGTCGTGCCTTTCCGGGGACGTAGATGAGGCTCACGCGGACAGCTCCATCGCCGGCATACCGATGGCCAGGTGCGCGCGCAGCAGACGGTCGCGGATCGTGTTCACGAACCAGAGGTGCTCATCCACGGACCACGCCCGCCGCGGGGTGAAGCCGGCCAACACGATCCCCTGCGCGGCGTGATCGCCGACCTTTACCCGGTCGGGATAGAACGCCGTGCACGCCCCGTGGTAGTAGCTGAACAGGTTGCCGGGCCGCAGGCGGCTGGTGCTGCCGTAGACGTCCAGCACGTTGGGCTTGACCATCGTGATCGACATTGCGATCACATCGCCTAGGGCCAGGACGCCATGGCCGTCGCTCCAGTTGGCGGCCTGCTCGAACATCGCGTTGAAGTAGGCGTAGCCACCGGGGGCGCCCGCGCCGTCGGTGCTGTGCCAGAACGCGATCCGGTAGCCCGTCGCGTTCTCCGCTAGGTCGAGGATGGACCCCTGGTTGGCGGTGGAGCCGCTCTGATAGCCGACGCAGAACAGGGTGTACGGCCATCCGTAGCTGGGGCCCTGCAAGGTTCCGGAAGCGCTGTAGCTCGACAGCGCGGCCACGGCCGGAACCCCCCGGTGCGTGACGTGCGAGGCGCTGCCCGATACCGTGAGCCGCGGACCCAGCATGCTGCCGACGTCCACCAGCTGGTTGCCGCGCGGGACGTAGACCGCCGCTCCCGGCATCAGCAGCCGGCGGGGGACCAGCTCAGCGACCTCGGGCAGCCAAAGCGGCATCGGTCTACTCGAAGGATCCCATCTGGATCGCGAACGTGTAGGCGGTGATGTTGACGCTGTTGACCGACTGGTTGCGGAGGTAGAACGTGCTGTCGCGGTCGAAAGCGCCGACCCAGCGGGTAAACAGCTCCTGCGTCAGGTCGGTGCCGTCGTTGTCGGTTTGGAACGACGTGAGGTAGTGCTGCAGGTTGTCCGCGTCCGGCACGGTGGCCTTGGTGCTGCCGTCGCTGGGGCGCTCATAGACGTCGATCATCGAGTTGTCGCCCGGATCGCCGGAGTAGGTCACCGTGATCTTGAGGCGGGCGACGGGGTAGGCCTTCTCGCTGTCGGAGAGCCCGCTCATGCTGGCGATGGTGTCCGACTCGGCGCCGAAGGCGCCCTTGGCGTAGGTGACGCTCGACTCGGCTTTCAGCGTCTGCCAGGCAGACCGTTTGACGATGGCGGCCATCAGAGGCTCCTCGCGTGGATCACGTCACCGGGGGTCACGTCTCCGAGCCCGGCGAGCTCGGCCCGGGAGGCCGGCACCACCGCCAGCGCCTTCAGCGCGTCGACCTCTGCGGTCGTCAGGACCCCGGCGAGCTGGAGGGTGTCGAGCATGGCGCGGGTATAGGCGTCGCCGAGGTCGATGCCGCCGGCGTAGGCGTTGAGCCAGCCGACGGCCCGGGCGAGCACAGCCTGGTAGGGGCCCTCGGCCTGCGCCGCACCTTCGAGCTTCTGCAGGATGGTCTCGGCCACGGTCGGGCCGAGCGCCGCATAGAGGCCGCGCGAGGTGGTCATCCGCTCGACCACGCGGGTCAAGGTCTTGGCGTTCAGGGCCGCGGCGGCGGCAGTGGGATCGAGCGCCGCGGTCTGCGCGGCGTCTAGATTTTTCAGGGCTTCGTAGTCCACAGAGTTACCTCCACCACAGCACGAGTAAGCCGACGCACGCGCCAGCGCCGACCACCAGAGCGGCGAGACACAGCCAGGCAAGCGCGTCGGCGAGGGTCACCAGAGCGCGTCCCTGCCCTCGTCGGGCTCCCGGACCCGGGCGCAGTGGCCGGGGTCGACACGATCCAGCAGCCAGCACGCGGCGCGGCCAATCCACCCCGGCCGCTTGGCGAGGCGGCTCGAGACGGTCTCGTCCGGGTCGCCGCCGGTGAGGGCGTTAAGGAGCTGATCGATCGCGACCAGGACGTTGCGGGCATAGCGTTTAACCAGGTCGCCGCGCGTCACGGCCTGCCCCGCTCCAACGCGCGCAGCTCGGCCTTCAGCTCGCGCAGGGTTTCCGCCAGGTGCTCCATCGACTTTCCGCAGCCGCCGGCGATGGACTCCAGTACACGCAGGCGGGTGTCGTGCGCCTCTAATGAGCGCATCATGTCCGCGCGCAATTCGCGGCCCATCGTTCCGGTGAAGGGGTCCGGCCGCGGCGGTGAGATCGCATCAACGGCCATGGAGCCGCCACCGCCGGCGACCAGGCCGACGACGACGACGCCAACCATTTGGTACACTTTGGCCATCTCCCCGTTGCGCGGTAGGTTCACGCGGCAGGCTCCTGATATGCCAGCACCCGGACGACGACGCCGTCGTCCGCCTCCACCCGTTCGACGACGTAGCAGGTGCCGTCGATGTCGATCGTCTCGCCCCGGCGGATCGCCGAGACGTCACCGATCTCCTCGGCCAACAGCTCCACCGACACCCGGCGTGTCGCCGCCTGCCCCTGAAACCCCTCGGGCTCCAGCTGCACGTCGCGACGCACCAGGGCCGTGACCGCCAGGGCCTCGGCCCCGGTGCGGTAGGTGGCGGGCTGGCCGAGGGTGGCGAGCACCTGGCGGGCGTATGGCGCCCAATCCATGAGACTACGCCCCGGCCAGCCCGGTGCTGCCGTTACGCCTTGGTGCCGCAGCCGGGCGCCAGCGCGACCTTGAGGCTTGTCACGCCGTTGCCGGCGTCTTCGAGCGCAACACCGAAGTCGGCGACGTCTCCCGAGGCCGAGGTCGCCTGGTTGTCGTCGACCTCGCCCGCCGAGACGTCCCAGTCGACGGTCTCCCCGGCCTTGATGACGGCGGCCGAGACCTTCGGCATGAGGTAACAGCCGCCGATGTCAACCACGCCGACATCGCCGGAGGCCATGCCCTCCTGCGCCACGCCGACGCACGCCTTGCTGTTGGTGCCGACGACCAGGATGTCGTCGACCGCGATAGTTGCGCCGGCGGTGTACGCGACGGTGAGCTTTTCGCCCTTGATGTACGTTGCAGATGCCATCTCAGTTCTCCAGGTTCGTCAGGCCGCTTACGCGCCGTAGTTCAGGTACAGGCCGCGGTAGTCGAGGGCCGCGACGCCGAAGGGGCACCACATCTGGTACTCGATGCCGGGGATGTTCGACACCGCCGACTGCTCGACCCGCGGCATGACCGGCCCGCCAACGCCGGCGACCTCGACCGTGCGCCGGGCTGCGGCCAGCAGCCATGCCGTAGCCGCCGGGGCAGTGGCGACGATCCGGTATTCCTCCACCGGGGCGAGGTTCATCGAGCGCGCCGTGTTGATCGAGCCCGACAGCACCGTGGCGCCGGTGGAGCCGTCGACCGTGACCGACTGCAGGTCCTGGCTGTTGAGCACTTTCATGACGGTCGCGTACAGGCTCGGCCCGTGGATCAGGTAGCGCGGCACCGCCGCGACCTTTCGCCCATTGGGATCGTTCTTGGCGATCATCGCGGCCCGGGCCGTGTTGAGTGTGGTCTCGCTCGGCGCCGCGCCAGCCCCAGAAGCAATGTAGTTGCTGTGGTTGGCGTGGAACAGCAGCGTGCTGTCCTCGTCCATGGTCTGGCCGTAGCCGCCGGAGCCGGCGGTCAGGATGGTGGCGTAGACCACGTCACCGACGGTGGCGTTGGCCGCCTCGCCCCACGCCTGCATCTGCCGCGCGAGCTCCCCGAGGTCGTCGTTGACGATGCTCTGCAGGGATAGGCCATACTTCAGGCCGTAGAAGTAGCCGGTGATGCGCTGCTTCACGTCGGCCATGTCGCCGTACTCCCACTGCTGGCCCTCCAGCATCTTGGTGAGCTTGTCGAGCAGCGCGACGTTGGCGCGGGTGTGCGTCTGGTAGTTTGTCAGGGTGCCGGACTGGGTCCAGACCTGCCACGACTCGTTGGCGGCGTTCCATCCCTCCATCGCCGACAGATTGGCGATGTTGCCCAGCACGGCCGGGAGGTGGTCGGTAGTGTGCGAGGGCCCGCCCGCCATGATCGGCAGGGCGTTGACGTACCGGCGCGCGATGTCCTCGCGGCTTCCGTGGGCGCCCATGCCCCGGCCGCGCAGCTCCTGCGCCATGATGTCGACCAGCGAGAGCGACAGGAACTCGCCGCGGCGCTCGGCCTCGATCTTGGCGCGGTCCTTCTCGATCCCGGCCTTGATGCGCAGCGCCGCCTCGATGCCCTGGGCGCGCTTGTCCGCCACGTCGCGGCCCGCCAGCATGGCCCCGCCCAGGTGCGCAGAGGCGCGCGGGGGCGGCGTGTAGCCATGCTCGGCGCCGTACTGCACCGGCGCGATCACCGGATCGGCGCTCTTGGCGGCCAGCATCGCCATCAGCCGGCGGCGGGCGGACAGCTCGTCGCACTTCACGTCGTCCATGCACTCGTCGTGCAGGGCGCTGACTGGGTCGAGCGGATCCGCGGTGTAGAAGCCCGCAAACACGCCAGCAACGGCGGCGCGGCGCGCGGCCTCGGCCTTGATGCCTTTGTCGACCGCAGCCTGCACGGTCTTGGAGTGCGCGGAAAGCGCGTCGGTCGGATCGGGCGTGCCCAGCGAGCCGCCCTGAGAAGCGGAGTCACTCATCGAAGAGTCCTCAGGTAAGCGGCTCATCGCCGCGGGAAGGTGAAAGCGCCGGGCGTCCTGTCTCAGGGCGGCGGCAATCTGCACGGTCTGCGCCTGGTCGCTGATCGCGTCGGCGAGACCCAGCTCCACGGCCTCGGCGGCCGTGAAATAGTGGTCCTGCCCGTCGGTCAGCCAGCCACGGACCGTGTCCGCGTTGGGCCCGCCGTCGCGCAGGTAGGAGGTCAGCATGGCCTCGGCGTGCTTGTCGAGGATGTCGGCCATCTCGCGCATCTCGACCGCGTTGCCGATGGCCGCGCCCCACGGCGCGTGGATCATCAGCATGCCGTTCTCGGCGATGTTGACAGCGCGGCCGGCCATCGCGATCAGGCTTGCAATCGAGTAGGCCACGCCGTCAATGTGGGTGGCGACCTCGCCGCCGTAACGGCGCAGTGCGTTGAAGATCGCAATCCCGTCGGCCACGCTGCCGCCGAAGGAGTTGATGCGCACGTCGAGGTCGCCGCGCAACTTGCCGAGCGCCTCGACAACGGTCTTGGCGTCGTTGCTCTCCTCGGCGTCCCAGCTCTGGCCGATGTCGCCGTAGATGCGTAGCTCGGCGCGGGTGGGGCCATTGGCCCTGATCTCAAACCTCGGCATCGGGCTCGTCGTCCTCGGTCTCGGTGGATGTGTCAGGGGCCGGCTCAGCGGCAGGCGTGGCCGGCTTGAACGGGTCTTTGGCGCGCTCGGCGTCGACGTGCGCGGGGTCCCGGCCGAACCGGCGGATGATGGCCGGCCGGCTGTCCCAGCCGTAGTCCTGGTCGATCTGGGCCGCCTGGCGATCCTTGGTCGGATCGATGGTCGGCATCGCCGGCCCCTCGATCCGAACGGCGAAAAGCGACGCCGGGTCGGCCTTGCGCAGCTCCCGGGCCGGCAGGCGGCCCTCGGCCAGCGCCACGCGCAGCGGCTCGCGGTAGAGCAGCGGGAACGCGAAGTCGCGCACGAACTGGGCCCGGTCCTCGGTGATGAGGTCCCAGACGTGGATCCACTCGGTGCGCTGCGCTGCGTAGGCGCGGTCGAAGACGTAGGCGATCCAGCTGAACGCGACCCGGCAGGCCGCCGCGAACTGGCGCAGCTCCTGGTTCACGAACTCCACCGCGTTCTGGTTGGGGTGGCTCGGCGCGTGGAAGTTGAGCGACTCGCCGGCCTTCAGGTAGTCGAGGACCTGCAGCTCGGTGACGTCGAGCTCGGCGCGCGTGCTGGCGTTGGGATCGTCGCCGGGCTGGAAGTCCATCTCCCGGTTGATGCTGGCGAACAGGTTGGCGCTGGCCCGGGCGGCGCGCCGGTGCGACTGCTGATACTCGGCAATGTCCGAGGCGCGGAAGATGACGGCGTGGAACAGCGTGACGCCACGGGTGGCGTCCAGCTCTTCCTGGCGGCGCAGGTGGACCATGTCGGCCGCCGGGATGGCGGTCGGCTGCAGCGAGGGCGCCGAGAACCGCCACAACTGGGTCGAGGGGGCGTAGGGGTAGACCCAGTAGGTCCGCGGGGCGCCCCACTCGTCGCGCTCGATGCCCATCTGGGCGCCGGCGCGCTGGTCCATGAAACCGTAGGGGACCAGCTCGGAGCGGATCAGCTGGACCTGATACCCGATACGGTCCGCGGTCCGGCCCCGGTAGACCTTGCGCCCGAACATCTCTCCCGCGCAGTCCCAGTCGCGCCAGGCGAGGCGCTCGACCTCGGCCCGGGCCAGCTCGCCGGTGACGTCGGCAGCCTCGGCCCAGCGGCCCAGCGTGTCGCGGATGGCGTCGTTGACGCCGGTGAGCAGGTTGCCCTTGCGGTCGACCACCATCGGCTCGTAGCGCAGGCCCTCGCCGACCCCTTTGTTGACCCGGGCGTCGAGCACGGCCTTGATGATGGCGGAGTTGTGCGAGAGGTGGCGGGCCCAGTCGCGCAGGCGCTGACCGGCTGAGTAGATCTCGGCATCCGCCGACTGGGAGACCGGCGGCGAGACGTTGAAGTCCGAGGGGTAACCGGCATCGTAGCGGGCCCGAAGCGGGGTCACGCTCACAGGGCAGATCCGCCCTTAAACACGACGCGCCGGAAACTGGACGCAGAGGCCGAGGCGATCAGCCGGAGCAGGCGGTCACGCTCGGCGCGCAGAGCGTCCAGGTCGCGGTCGATGCGTTTGTCGCCGATGGTGGTCGAGGAGATCCCGGAAGCCAAGATCTCGTCGATGGCGTCGATACGGGTTTGGGCCTCGGCTGCAGTCACGCCCCTGACTGTAGGCGCGCCGCGTTCGCAATGCTGGCAGGTGCGCTACAACTTCGCGCCGACGGCCAGCGCTACCGTCAACGGATCAGGGTGCGCCTGGCGCGCAGGATCCGGTAGACGGTGGATGGGTGGACACCGAGCTTGCGCGCGGCCTCCCGCGGACGCCCCGGGGCGACGGCTGCGGCCTGCTCAGGCGTCACTGCGGCGCGGGCGGGGATCGTCAGTCGGGTGCCGCGGAAGGCGCGACGCACGATCCGATCGACGTGGCTGGCGACCTCGGGGCCCAGCTCGTGGGCCAGAGCCTCGACCACCGCTGACCAGCTCATCGAATCAGCGGGCGGTGTGCAGGCCGCGCGCGCGGGGGTGTCGGCGGCGTGCTGTCGGGTGCAGGCCGCGGCACGCCGGGTGCCGCTGCCGGCGCCGAGAACAGGTCGCCGTTCGGCGGCTCCAGCGCGGCCTCCAGGCGCGCCCAGTGCGACTCGCGCCAGGTGTGCAGGCGGACGTTCGGGTGGTGGGCCGCGGCCAGGGCGTAGCACCAGGTGTCGAGGGCCTCGTTGCGCGGCCTGACCTTGACCCAGCGGCGTTTGGCGGGGTCCCAGACCTCGGCGGTCAGCTGGGAGTAGAACGACTCGTCGAGCCCGGTCGGGAAGTGCACCAGGCGCTCCCCGGGCAGGACGCGCTGGCGGTCGCCGGCCAGGCGCGCGAACAGCGCGGCCTTGGCGGTATCGACGCCGACCTGCCAGAGCTCGGCGCCGCCCTTGATGGTGGTGCCGCGCCAGGTCAAGTCGACCTTGCTCGGGCGGCCAAGGATCGGCCGGTTGGTGGTCGAGGCGCCCTTGACCGCGATGACGCCTTGGCCGCGGCGGGTGCGGGTGTAGTGCAGGACGTCGTCGGTCAGGTAGCCGGCGTCGACCGCCGTCACCGTGATACGCATCGACAGGCCGCGGCTGTTGGTGAAGGTCTGCAGGCGCAGCGCGTCGACCTGCGCCCAGTCGTCGTGACGGGTGGGGTCGCCCGGGGGCTCGACGTAGTCGATCACCCACTGCGCGCCGTTGCGGCCGTGGCCGAGCACCAGCACCGCCCAGCGGTCCTTCTGGACGTCGACGCCGAGCGTCAGCAGCAGGCAGCCCGGCGGGATGGTGCGCAGGGCGTGCGGCTCGGCCCGGTCGCGCAGCTCTTCGAGGTCCAGGCGCTCGTTCGGATCGGAGACGCACAGCCCGAGGCGGATGTTGCGGAAGGTCTTCGCGCGCGGCGGGTCCTGGCGGACTTCGTCCCACTCCCGCGCCAGCTCGGGCCAGGACAGGCCGAGGCCGATGGGGGTGTACAGGGCGTTGACGTGGAAGCCGGCGACGTCCCGCTCGGGGTGCTCGGCCACCCAGCGCCCCGCCGCCAGCATGGCCGGCTTGTGGTGCTCGGCGATGCCGGCCCCGCAGGCGCCGCAGTGGTACAGGACCTGCTCGGGCTGGCGCTCGGGCCAGCGCAGGTTGTCCCAGTCGAGGACCTGGGCCTGCCCGCAGTGCGGACAGGGCACCTGGTAGTGGCGCTGGTCGGAGGCCAGCCACTCGCGCCAGATGCGCGACAGGCTTTCGATCGTCGGGGTGCTGACGAGGAGCACCTTTCGGCGCGGGAAGGTCGCGGTGCGGGCCTCGGCCAGCTTGATCGGGTCGCCCTCGCCCTCCAGCTCCGGCGGGTAGGCGTCGATCTCGTCACAGAACAAGAACCGGGCCGGCATCGAGCGCAGGCCCGCCGCCGAGTTGGCGCCGGAGATGATGGCCACGCCACCCGGCCACTCTTTGAGCAGGGTGGTGTTGCCGCTGTCCCGGGAGCGCGCCGGGGCCACCCGTTGCCGTAGCGTCGGGCAGACGTCGATCATGGCCTGCAGGCGCTGCTTGGACCAGCGCTCGGCCATCTCCAGCGTCGGCTGAACTGCCATTACCGGCGCCCGCTGGGTGTCGATGATCCAGCCCATCCAGTTCAGCCCGACCTCGGTGCCTCCCACCTGGGCGGACTTGACGAACACCACGCGCCGGGACGGGTGCGACGGCGACAGGCAATCCATGATCTCGGCCAGGAACGGCACTCTCGAGGTGCGCCAGGGCCCGGGCTCGCTGGCGCCCTTGGTGGGCAGCCGGCGACGTTGATCAGCCCACTCCCGCACGGTCAGGCGCGGCGGTGGCGCCAGGCCGGCGGCGAAGGCTTGCAGCGCCGCGCGGGCGCCGTCGTGGCGCACCAGCTCAGTGCCGACCATCGGCGGACTCCGACAGGTCCAGGTCCGCCACCGAGCGGCCCAGGTCCTCCAACACCTCGCCGACCGCCGCCGTCAGCATGGCGTGCACGACGTCGGCGCTGGGCTCGGCCGCCAAGGGGTCGGCCAGCTTATCGGGCAAGCGCTCGAAGGCGTTGCGGACCTCGGCCGCCAGCGTCGTCAGCGCCAGGCGCACCCGCTCGATGGACACTAGACTCTCGGCGAGTTGCGCCTCGCGCATGGCGGCGATGTTGGCCTCGTGGTGCTCGCGCCGCGCCCGGGCCTCGGCGATGTCGTAGGTCACCGCCGCGATCGGCGTCGGCTCCACCGCGTCCTGCGGCACCACGCCGGGGAGCAGTTGCGGGCGCACGTTCTGCGCCTTCCACTCTCGCGCCGCGGC